ATGGAGGCAGATATTCGCAGCAAATTGATTGTCTATAATAATAATCCGGTATGCTACTGGTGCTTCTGTAATACGGGTTTTGTACTGGATAAATTTGAGAGAATCATGCCGTGTAAGATGGCGAGAGAAAAAAAGATTGACGGCACGGCGGCAAAAATAATCGCCTATGCGACATATGACTGGTATCGGTCAGAATTTATGGCGCTGGTAGGGAGGGGATGAACGATGGGGATATTCAAATACCTAAAAAATGTATTAAAAGGATCCGGAGGAACCTATGAGTCATGGCTAACAGATTCACAGCCGATATTTACAAGTTTCGGGAAAAATGTCTACCTGTCTGATTTTGTTAACAACGCCATAGACCGTGTGGCGAGCGAAATCAGCAAAATCGATATTAAAAGTGTTGTGCAGACGCAGGATTCCGTTGGTATCCAAAACGATGACATAACAAGGTTATTCCGGTTTAAGCCAAACCCTCTTCAGACTACCAGCGACTTTTTGGCAAATGTGGAATGGCTGCGGCGTAAGGACCGGAACGCTTTTATCTATCCGCAATACGAGATAGTTACCCTCCCGGATGGCCGGCAGTTTAGGCGATATGTCGCCATGTATCCGCTTAAACCAACCGGAATCAGTATCGGTGTAAACGGTGGGCAGGTATGGGAGATAAAGTTTACCTTTGAGGACGGGACCACTTACACGTTACCATACGCGAATCTGATACACCTGCGATGGCGGCGGGGGTCCAATACGGTAATTGGTGGTGGGGATGATTATGGGCAGGCAAATGATTATGATATTATCCGGACGATAGATGCCCTGGATAAAACTGTACAGGGCCTGCCAAAGAGCATAGAGGCGAGTTTGCAGGTAAAAGGCGTTTACCACGCCAAGACTTTAGTCGACAGCGAGGACATGAAAAATCTTACCGCTGTCAGGGACGAATTTGAAAGGCACATTGTTACCAGCAAGAGCGGGATGATCGCTACAGACTTAGGCGGCGAATTCACCCCAGTTAATATCAGGGCGGCGGATATTCCGGAGACGGCTTTCAAATTTCTAAAGGCGGTCATACAAGAGCGATATGGCGTATCGGCAGCAATCCTATCAGGGGATTACACAGGAGAGCAGCACGGAGCCTTTTATCAAACGGCCATAGAAGATTTTATTGTCCAGTTTGAGCAGGCGGCTACGGCTTGCCTTTTTACCGTTAGGGAGCAGGACGTCGGGCACCGGGTTAAGTGTTATTATAGCAAGGTTAATTATTTGTCTACGTCTGATAAGCTCAATCTGGCAAATCTGGCGAAAGAAACCGGTATTATGTCTTTGAACCAGATTAACGAAATGTTTGGCTTGGAGCCATTTGAAGCCGGGAACCGAAGATTACAATCCCTGAATTATGTAAACATAAATGACGTGGATGCTTATCAAAAGAGCAAGGCCGGAGTAAAGGAGGACAACGATGGCGGAGAAGAATAAATGCGAGCGCCGTATGATCGAGATGCGGGCAGTTGAAAACGACGAAAACAAAATGCTGATTGAAGGTTATGCAATAACCTTTGAACAGCCTGCCACCCATGAATACGGCGGTCGAAAATTTACCGAAACAATCAAGCGTGGGGCATTGGATAAAACCGATATGAAGGATGTACCCATGCGCTATAACCATAATGACAATGTGATGATAATGGCCCGGACCCGGAATAAATCCCTCCGGCTTGTCGTTGACGAAAAGGGCCTGAAAGTCGAAGCCGACCTGATAGACACCCAAAGTAATCGGGATATTTACAAAGCCATACAGGAAGGCTTGATTGACAAAATGTCCTTTGCTTTTACCGTTGCGGATAAAGGCGACAAGTGGTCCTTTGGTGACAAAGAAACCACGCGAGAGGTAACCGATATTGCGAAACTGTGGGATGTAAGTTGCGTGGATACGCCTTTTTATGATTCCACTTCCATATACGCCCGCAGCCTGGAATTGCTGGACAGCGAGAAAAGGCGGCTGGATAGCTTACGCGAGGCAGAACTATTGAAACAAAAAATCATCCTGAAAGGAAAGGTGTAATTTATGGATAAGAAAAAATTATTGGCGCTTATCGCCAAAAAGAACGAAAGAAAAGCATCACTAACGAAACAGGCTGAAACCTGCGAAGATGTGGCAACACTCCGGAACATCAATAAAGAAATGGATACCCTGAACGAGGAGATCCGGTCGCTGCAGGAATTGGCAGACAGCATCAAAGACGAGAAAGTGCTTGAAGAGAAAGATAAAAAATCCGCTGTCCTGGACGAGAACGGCCAATCCGAGAGGACCAGAATAGTAAATGGTGAAATTCCCATAATCGTGAAAGCGGGAATAGAGGCACAGGAAAAGAAAAGCGTAACCGACAAAGAAGTGGAAAAAAGAGTAGAAGAAATCGCTGCCGACTTGCGGAACGGAAAAGAAGTTATCATCGATCATAACGTGCAGTCTTTTCTCAATAAGCGCGCCATTGATTCGACCAGTGTAATGCTGGAGAATAAATACAAGCGCGAAATTGCGGATAATTTCAACGAAGTTGCACAGACAATCGATTTGGTTGATGCTTTTTTGCTTGATGGTGGAAATTCCTATGATGTGTCTTTCCAGATCACCGACGGAGAAGCCGACTATACGGCAGAAGGTGGAACCTATACAAACGATGAAGGAACGTTTGGAACTGCTTCGACCGGCAGGGCAAAAATTACCAATAGTGCCGTTGTAACTGAAGAAATTGTTGAACTGCCGAATGCAGATTATCTGACCAGGATCGTAAACAGCGTGCGGAAATCGATTCGCAAGAAGATCAGCAATCAGATAATTGCAGGTCTTGGCGGCGCGAACCAGCTGAGGGGTATTTACAATGCTCCGGAAGGAACTATTCCTGAAACATATATAGTCGAATTATCCGCTATAGATAAAGATTCCCTGCGCAAAATTGTTTTTGCATATGGCGGAGATGAGGATATCGAAAGCCCTGCAACATTGTTCCTAAACAAATTGGATCTTGCTGCTTTTGCTGCTGTCATGGCATCTGGTGATGGACGTCCTTATTATTCCATAACCTATAACGGATCCAATGGGTTTATCCAGGAAGTAGGTGGCGGCTTGAGGGTACCTTATACCATCAATAGTGCCTGTGTAGCGCTGTCCGCTGCCGGAACAACGGCCGGTGCTAAAACCATTGTTTACGGTTCTCCAATGTACTACGAACTTCCAATGTTCACTCCCTTGTCCATTAAGCGCTCCGATGAGCGTTTTATTGACCAGGGTAAAATTGGGTTTTTCGGGAAAGTCATCGCCGGAGGCGTTATCAACAAATACAAAGGATTTATTACGGTAAAAAAAGCATAGCCGATAGTACACTATCCGCACTGACTATTGGCGCCTTATCTCTAAGTCCAGAATTCAGCAGTGGAACGGTAGGATATACCGCCACAACATCAAACACAACAAATACAATCACGGCATCTGCTACAGATAGCAATGCCGTGATTGCTATTTCTGTAAATGATAATCCGGTTCAAAACGGATCAGCTGTTACATGGGCGAGCGGAGAAAACATTGTCACAATAACTGTAACCAACGGAACAAGCATAACTATGTATTCAATAACAGTCACAAAAACGGTATAGCAAGAAGGTGATTGAATGTCATCTCCAAACGAATTATTACCGGCCGTTAAAAACTATCTTGATATCACGTGGACCGACGCGCCTACAGATGATAAACTGATTGGACTGATCGGACGCGGAATGAAGTTTTTGGATAAAAAAGCCGGGATTGAGCTTGATTATAAATCCGAAGATCTCCCGCGGGAGCTGTTGTTTGAGTACTGTCGGTACGTCCGAAATGGGGACATGGACCAATTTGTAATAAACTACACTCCTTATTTACAAGACCTACGGATCGCGGGAGGTGGGATATATGGACAAAAGGCAAGCCTATAACGACGGCAACGTAAAAATCTACTCCGTCGGCAACATTGCTCCCCCGGGCGACATGCCGAAAGAAGGGCTGATCCATAAGTTGGATTTGCACTATGACATGCGTACTGTCGGGATAAACCGTTACTGGGCGGCAAAGCAAAGCCAGATCGAAATTGGACAGGTGCTTCGCACTCCCAGGATATCGTATGTGACTACGCAGGACGTAGCGGTACCCAACGATGGCAATCAGTATAAGATTGTCCAGATCCAATATCCAGAAGACGTAATGCCGAAATCAATGGATTTGTCACTGGAAAGGGTTGATGTGGAATATGACCTTGCAGAATCTTAAGGCCCTGCTCCTGACGATCGGTCCCCCGGTACACCATTATTTCGCGTCCAGGCAGACCGATAACTACATCATATGGGGCGAAGATAGTGCTGGAAGCGCCTTATACGCCGATGATCGAATTGATAAGCACACAATCCAGGGTACTATCGACTACTACACTAAGACTGAGTATGACCCGTTCGTAAAGCAGATTGAGGATGCTCTAAATGCATCTGATGTATCCTGGTATCCCGGACCTATATTGTACGAGCAGGATACCAGATATATCCATTATGAGTATGTCTTTGAGGTTGACGGCGTGGAGAGTGATCCCGATGCCTAAAATGGAGGTTACCATCCCTACAGATCTTATCCGCAAGCTGGAGAAGATGGGATCCGAAGGTGATGAAATCGGGAAAAAAATGCTTACTTCCGGGGCCAAAATATTGCGGGATGAA